GTCCCCACCGGTCCCAGATTCACCTTCCCCTCCTCCACCATCCGACCGAACTCGATCCACATCTCCGCCGCACGGTTCACGAATTGATCATCCCGAATGGCCCGCTCCCCAAAGTTCACCCTGCGCACATCCCAGCCCTCCGCCCTCAGCGCGTCGCACATCACCACCCCCATCCCACCCACATCCGCATAAATATCCTCAGCCTTCAGCTTCCACTTCCTGAACTCCGCGATGAACCGCCCCACACTCGCCATCGTGTCCTTGTCCCGCCAACGAACCAGCCCCTTCACCGTGTTCCCCTGCCGCACCACCATCACGCTCTCGTCCCCGCCAGCCGAGAAATCACACCCAGCCGTCAGCCGGTGCCCCTCCGTCTCCTCCTTCGGTGGGCCACTCACCACCCTCTGCCAGTCAGCTGTCCTCACCGCCGTCAGACTCCCATCGTCCTCCATGAACTCCGCGTAGATCATCGATCGCACCAGCGGATGACCCTCGCCCCAGCGGGCCATCTGCTCCTCTATCCACTCCTTCCGGATATGCGGACAGTCAAACGCCGTCACCGTGAACGTCTGCCACTTCCCATCATTCCGCCTGAATACCTCGTAGAAATACCCGCTGCTCCCACCAGGGCTGCTCATAAGGAGCGTCCGCGTCGGCTGACACCGCTCCATCGACTGGAATATCCCGTCCGGAACCGCCTTCGCCTCGTCAACCACATACATCAAATCCTGACTCGGACCCTGCACATGCCAGCCCTCCGCCTTCTCCGGGTTGCTCGCGCTGAACCCAATGCACCGACTCACCAACTCCTGGCCATCCACCCTCTTGGGATAGAGGTATCGAATTTCCCCATCCTTGATCGAGAACCCATTCTCCTCACCTCCCAACCCATTGATCATCTTCCTCAAATGCGGCCACAACGCGTCGGCCACCTGCCGGTACACACCCGCCGTGCACACCACCAAGCTCCCCGGCCAGCGAATCATGTGCCAGACCACCGCTGACGCGGCGACCATGCTCGTCTTGCCAGAACCATTCGCCGCCTTCAACGCCACCTTCGCATGCTTGTCGTTCAACGCACCCAACACCGCCTCCTGCCACGGATACACTTCACGTAGGCCAAGCATCATCTTGGGGAAGTTCTTCAGCTGCTGAGCCTCCTCGAGGAGCTTCCGCTGCTTCCACGCAGGGATGTGCGAGCCCATCCCCAACGAAGGGGACCGTTTGCGCTTGATTTGCTTGACAGGCATAAAATTGAGTGCGGGACGGGGAGGGGGTATACAGGTAACACCCACCCCCCTCTTGGGGGTCCTGGTCCCCCCGTGGTCTATTTGCTGCCTCCGAATGCTCCGAGTAGTGCACCGGAGACACTCAGCTCCTTCCCCCCTTTGCCGGTGTGCTCGAGTTGTGCGCGGGCAACGTACCCTCGGGTCCGCTCGAGGAGCCACGCGGATCCCTGCCATCCGGGACCGCAGGAGCGGACGACTGAGGTCAGGTCATACTCGCCCCTGGTTTTCGCAGCATCGATCTCCTCTTTTCGTTCAGGGTATCGGAGCAAGTACTTGGCGAATGTTTTATCCGTCATGCCCGCAAGATGGCATAGGCGATCGAAAGGGATCCCGAGTGAAGCGCCGTCGAGGACCCGGTTCCAATCGGAAGGGGCGACCTCCTTTGGCGGAGGACCTTTTTTTAGTGGCTTCCGGACGGAAGAAATAGGTGTCCCCTTCGTTTTACCCTCCTTTCCCTTAACCTGGGCGATTGCAACGGCCTCGCTTTCCATGCCGCGCATTCTCCCCCCATTCCCCCCCTTGCAATCTTTTTGTCGTTTCCTATTGACTCCTGTCGCATCTTGTTGCATCGTCACCCCGTGAGCCGATGATCGGCTCCGTCAAAAACCAATGAAATCCATCGAAAACCAATCCACCACCGCCACCGACGCCACCACGACCATCATCTGGGGTCGATGGTCAAGGGTCTATGAAATTGCAATCGCGAGGGGTGCCACCCCAGTCACGTACAAAACTAACGACGGTCAAAAGGTAACGTCGATCGTTCGGTCGTTCGGGGGCGGTTACGATGACTACGATGGATCCTGCGGTTACGCGGAAATTCCGGGAGACTATCCCGGCAAAACGACCCGTTTCTGTCCGCGTCCAGGGCAATGGCTGGACGGTGTTCGTGTTTAATTTCCATCCGACCCATGCAAACCCTCAAATCCCTACTGTACGCGCTAGCCTTCCTCATCGGGGCGGCGCTCGTCCTCGGCGCTCTCGCTTACTGCGTCGCGCATCTCATCGTCGGAGGTGCACTGTGATCCTCATCTCCCGCACCTATGAAGTCGTCACGCCGGAATCCGCCGAATTCGGGGAATCCGATGACGCCGGATTTATCTGTCAATCGGAGCCGGTTTCCTTCCGTGAGTTGGTCGATTTGATGCGCGCGCATCCTGTCCCGTCCTCTTCGCCGTGTGAAGGTTCCCGTTGGGATTGGCTCATGTCCTATTCCGAAACGAACTATCGGGACGCGAGCGAAAGGACGGAATCCCTTCATTACGACAAGGACAATCCCCGGTTCAAGGATAAGTACTGGCGCAAGGCAATGGTTGCTGCAGGAATCCGGGTCCGGTGATCCCCCGCGCGGCTTTCCACGGGGAAACCCTGGGGAGCCTGGCGGGCGATCACCGCCCGATCACAAAACTATGCAAGCCATACATTCAAAATACCTACCCGCCACCAACGCCCGCGGTTCCCGCATCAAAGCAACGTGCGAAAGGGGATCCCTGACGATCCCGTACCCTCACGAATTGTCGGGAGATGAATGCCACCGGGAAGCGGTTCGGCAATTGCTCGAGCGTTTCGTTTCCGAAGACTGGCAAGAGCGCTCCGAAGCCCCTTCCCGCAATCCATGGAAGCGGGAATTCGTCACCGGCGGTCTCCCCGATGGAACCTTTGCCCACGTGCTTCTCTAACCCCATGAAATACACACTCCACGACACATTCAACCGGACCCTTATCTCCCGCCACCGGACATTGGAAGGTGCGGTGCGGGCCGATCTTGCCCATGCGCGTGCGGTCCGGCGTCACAACGGTCCGACGTCATACATCCCGACGGAAATCCGGTGTGACGGGAAGCGACTGGACGATGACCAGATTGAGTCCGCGCAGGGGATTTCCTTGTGGCTCCAGACTGGAGGTACCCGATGAGCGAGCATATGTGGGGTGGTACCCGTGAGAAGCCGTCGCGAGACACGGCGCGGAAGTGGGATCGTATCTGCCGGGAAGCTGGTGGGTACGGGTTTGTGGAGATTACGGAACCGACTGGCAGGTACCACGGCTGGTTTGCCGGCCCAAATCGCGGCCATCCGTTTGATAGGTGGCTGGAAGAGAGGGTCGAAGCAGCGATCACTGGGGGTGCCCGATGACCGATTTATTCCGCGCCCTTGGCTGGCTTCTCCTCGGCCTTTTGTGTGCTGCCTCGATGGTTTCCATTGCCCTCGCCGGGAGCCTAGCCTCCGCCTAAGGTTCCCCGTTCCCATTGCTCGCCCCGTATGGTTCGCCCTGCGGGGTCTTTTTGTTTTCTAGTGGGCCATGGATCCCCTTCCTGTTCGCCCGGCTTGCCCCTTACCCTTCCCCCTTCCTTACCCCCGCCTCCCCCCCCGTCGCCAGGTTATCGGACATCGAATGTCCCACCCCCCCCCCATCGGACGCGCCATGTCCGACCAGGTCAGACCCAGGATGTCCTATCCCTCGCTGGCCCGCCCCTTCATACCCCATACCCCATACGTAATTCGGAATTCGGAAATTAGAAATGCTAATGCCGTGGCACCGGATGATGGAGCGGGATCGAGTGGGCCAATTGGATGGAGCGGTATGGAGCGGTTGGGTTAGATCCATCTTGGCCTCATGAACTCAATGAGATGCTTGTTATCCGGATACTCCGACTTGGCTTGATCAAACGACTGCTCAAACAGCTTGGTGAACTGTTCTTTGAACTGCCACGAAGAACGATCAACAGCCACGTTTCGCTCTGCCTGTTTACAAATAACATACGATCTGAGTTTTCCTTTGATCTCATTTATCTCCCAATCCTGCCATGTCTCCATATGCAATAGCTTGGAGTAACGCCTTCTGATTCTCTTATTAACATACTCGCACCTGTCGTGAAGCGTCTCGAAGAACAGGTCTGATAATATCGAGTTGCACTCATGACATGTTGGAGTTGTCATGCCAACAGAAGCGCTGCATTTTCCATTTCTATTCTCAAGTGATAACATCGAGAACGGAATCACATGGTCCCGATCGGTTGGCTCGGTTCCGCAGTAGAAGCAAGTGGACCACGATCCGAAACGGAAGTGGTGCGGCACCCAAGAGTCGAGTTTAGCCAGCAATTCCTTGCTCGGCTCGGTCGTTTTGAGGTTTGAGAACTTCATCACGAGCATTTGAGGCTCTGAATTTGGAATTGCAAGCGGCAAAACACCATCCTGGAGCCCCGTCCTTTCTGGCGATCCGGATCGCATTTGTGAATGCGCATTCGATCCGCCCCCTCCGACGCCTCCTAGGGCCCTTTCTGAGCGATTACGGGGCATCCACACCCCGCTTCCCGATCCCCCACTTCCACCCATCCACCCGGGTACATGGTTCAGGGGTTCTCAAAAATAGCCGCCGAGCGCGGGGCGTCTTGAAACGCCCCCGCAGCGTCTCGGCGT